ATAACATTTAATTTTTCCAAAGTATCAAGGGTACGTCTGACAGTAATACGAGATAATTTAGTCTCTTTAGCTACAGTTGAATAACGTAGACCACACTCATAGTTATTCTTCTTCCATGCGTGTTTCATTAGAGATAGATAGCAGTTAATACAGTTAGATTTTTTAGTACCGCTTAATTTATCCAAATGACCATATAATTTGTAAGTTATATGTAAAAATGCACGACTATTGTTCATATTTACACACTTTCCGGTGATTGTGTTGTAGGTCTAGCAAGATGGACACCCATTGATCCTCATTCATCAACTCAAACTCTGTCGGAGAGCTAGTTATACGCTTGATACGAAAGGTTAGGGTGGTGTCGGTCAAATTCTTATAGAATACCAAAAAGCAGGGTATATTTAAGCGACTAGCGACTATCTTTGACAAGGTTGTAGCCTTAAATTTTTGTGATTTATCGTAGCAAGTCTCTAATATAGCCAAAGGTTCAAAACAACGAGGACAGCACTCAATACTGTCTATATCAATCATAGCAATACCCTCGTATTTCCTATGCCAATCGTTATAACTTCCATTACTGAAAGCATAAGTCCATCTAGCCATTAGTCCTTTTCTTTTTTATCTGTATAAATTTCGTACCATGCACCGCAACTTTTACAATCATAGTAAGATATAATATTATGTGTCGAATCTGGGTCTATATCTTCCATGTCATAATCGTTTTGCCAAATGACATCATCATTACAATAAAAACATTTCATTATTTATTCTTAATTATTATTATCTCGTTTTCTTTTTCTTCTAGTTCTTTCTCTAAAGCCAAAATTATATTAGCTTGTTTCTCAATAAATTTTTTGGCTCTTTTTAGTTCGTGCTTACACTCGACCTCATCAAACATACCCTCATAGGTCATTTTAAAACCTCAATCTTTTTAACTACTGATCTAGGAAATACAGTAACATTACCTATAGTAAGTTTATCACCATCATAAGAATAAGAGGTAAATATTTTTAACATTTTTTCATCTTTAGAATACAGGTAGCCGGTATCTTGACACCAAGCATAAGTCATTTTATCAACATCATCAAAGCTGTCAAACCATGAGTTGTCATTTAATATATCTTGCCAAGTTACTTTAACTCTTTTGTATTTAAACTTTTTTATACCACGCACTGTACAAATCCTCTATGGTTACTTCATTGTTTGTTACTTCTAAAATCTTCTTGACCATTTCTGGATCGGGAAACCTTTTAACTTTAGCTGTCAAACACCAACGATTTACGCTTGTACCCGGATTTTGTCCATTAAGTCCTAGCATTTGTCCAAAGACATAATACGATAGTTTCTTCTCTTTTCTATACTCTTCAAGTGTCATAATTCCTCTTTAATTGATCTGATATAGAGGTATATATATTATATTTATTGCTTTACAATAAAAAAATAAAGTGTATAAAGATTTAAAAAAAAGGAACTTATGAAACTCAAAGAAAAAACACAAGAACAGTTAGTAGCTGAAGCATTTTCAATATTTAATGGCGGAGAAGGATTGGATCATTGGTCATACTCTTCAACGTCATCACCCTTTGCTAAAAATTTAATTAGCTATTCTTTTTTAGAAAAGATTAGAAGATCATGGTTGTGGAGATACAAACCATCATTCGGCAATTTAGTTAATAACACAGTACAAAAATTAATTGCAGATGTAATTTACAAATCAAAAACAATTAAAGAAACAGAATGGGATAGAGATTATCAAAAATGTTTTGACAGCGAGTTAGATGAAATAAATAAAAAAGACCCGGTAGATAAAAAAGATGAGTTCGCCAGAAAAGAAATGATTTCGTATGCACATGATTGTATTGGAGTAACAAAGAAAGTTGTTAAAGATTTGGTTGGTGATGACAAGTTAATTTGTGAGCAATATGTTAAGCACAAAGAAATGACAATGATTAAACCTGTTACCGGTAGAGTTGATTATCTTACAAAAAAAATAATGATTGAACTTAAAACCAAGCCACCCAATATTAGAAAGGTTAAGAACAAGGAAGAGTGGACAATGAGTAGTCAAGCCTTACCCACTGAACCCGCAACAGATAACCTTACACAAACTTCATTTTATTATATGTGTACCAAGAAGATACCATATTTAATTTATGTAAATGACAAAGAGCATATTACCTTTGATCAATCGCATGAGTTAATGAAGAAAGATCATTTGGAATATCTTTACTTTAAAATGATTGAGAAGATACTTTTATGGGAACGTATGATTATGTTCTGTAAAGGTAACTTATCTGAACTTGCATTGATGTGTGAAGCACCAGATATAAATCATCCTTTCTATTATAAAGATTTAGCAGATGAGCAAAAACAATTAATAACTAACCTATGGGGAATAAAACATGAATAAGAGAAATATATATCAAAAACTACATGATGCCTGTTTAAGTGCAAAAGGTGTCAAGAAAGGTGCGAAAGCAAATGGGATGCACTTTAACCCATTGCTACATGATGATGTACAAGCAACCGCAACACAAGCCTTACTAGACAATGGTTTGTATGCCACTTGTAATTATCTGACAGAGATTGTACCAAACATAAAACAAGTCATGGTCGTATGTACCATGAGAGTTTATGATGTTGATGATCCAACACAACATGTACTTGTTGATGGGTGTTCAGCATTTGGAAACCTTGATAAGTTTGGAACCGGCAATGCCATGTCATATTCAAGAAAGTATGCGTTTTTAAATTTATTAAATCTTAAAACTGGTATTAAAGATGAGGATGGCTATGAGCCAAAACCATTTGAAGATTCTACAGAGCAATCTGTTGAAGAACCTACATATATGGATGATACTATAGATGTAGAAGAAATGAAACGTGCATTAAAATCAACTAATAATCTTGATGAATTTCTAGAGGTTAAGAACTTGATTAGAAAAGACGTTGAGTTTCTAATGAGAAATAATTTACGAGCATATAGACAAGTAACAGATGTTGCTGAAACTCGTGAATTACAATTAACTAATGGTCAGTAAAAGCTGACAATAACAAAGGAGTAAACATGAGTGAAGATGTAGTATGGTGTAACTTGGTAAGAAACCAAAACAAAAATGCGGAGAACCAACCGGATTGGGTAGCACCGCCAAACCTAAAAGCACCAGAGGGTAAGAAATGGACAATCGGTGTAAAGATAGGAGACGTTTGGCACAATCAAGCTGGATGGGATGATAAGGATGAGCAAGGTAATGTTGTTGGGATTACAATCAAGATGACACCACCTACTGCCAACGAAGATAAACCTGCAGCAACTCCTAATAAAGGGTTTCAAAGTAAACCTAATTATGGTAATAAACAATCATACAAGTTTTAATTAATTTGTATTTAGTCTTGGGGGAGTTTTTTCTTTCTAGTTCCCTTTCGGTAGTTTTCTTCCCCAAGACACCTCAACATATTTATGGATAAAAAAATAACAGATTTAGATCAAGAGATTGAAAAGAAAGTTATTGATGATCGGCAAAAAGATTATGGTAACTACCAAGAAAACTTTGTTTTATTAGCAGAAATGTTTACAATAATATTGTTTGACAGTTTAAAAAAACGAATAAAACCGCACCAAGTAGGTCAATTAATGATGGGATTAAAACTATACAGATCAACAAAAAATTTTAAAGCAGATAACTATTTAGACTTGAGTGTGTACAATAAGATGACCAGAGAGATACACAAAAAAGAGGTTGCCAAAAAGGATAAAAATGGGTAAGTATAAGAGAATTATTAATGGGGATTGTCATTTTACAATGATAGAACTTTTTGATGATGTAGAGAAAGCTGCAAACAACTCCAATAATGGAGAACTTGTAGAATGTAAAATTGATAATTTGAGGATTGATTTTACAACAGTAAAAAAGGAGAAAGATGAACGAGATGAAAACTCGTCTGCAGAAGTACAGGGATCTTCAAGCGAAGAAACACCAAAAGTACTTGGAAGCAAAGCAGAAAGTAAATAAGTATCAGAAAGATTCTTATAGATTGCTTTG